CCGCCGGCAGCGCGTTCCCTGACTTCCTCGATGCCCTGGTCTCGCAGGGCACTCGCGTCTGGCGCACCTCGTAACCTACGGAGATCACCATGGCACGCAACATCGATACCGGAATCAAGAGGACCGTCGTGGCCAAGCTCTGTGAGCGCGGCATGGCGAACGAAGCGGCGGAGACGCTCGCGTCGACCCATATGGCGGCGGCGACGACGGTGTTCCAAACAGCGCTCGCGGCGCACGGACTGCCCGGCGAAGATGCGTACGACGCGGCGTTCGCGGCGCTCAAGACCTGGGCGCAGACGCTCTAGTACGCTGTGGCCGCGCATCACGCTGACGCCGGCCAGGTTATGCCGGCAGAGCGTGTCGCGCGTCCCGCGATCCGCTTCCACAAGTTCCTGACGGCGACCCGTCAGGTTTCGATCCGGAACACAGGGACGAACACGCTGTGGGTCAGCTTTGACCGCACGGCGTGGTTTGACGTTGCGGCGGGCACGTCGTTCGATGACCGCATCTCGGCGGGCGGCTTCTGGTTCTGTACGCAGCTCGGCAAGACGTCGTTCGTCGTGAACGGTCTGTCGTTGAACCTGCTCGACCTCAAGACGCCGGCGCCCACCGACGAGGAACTCGGGGAGTAGCGTGCCGTTCACTCACTACCCCAAAAACGCCTTCAACCTGATCTTCGCGTGGGTCCAGCCGCCGCCGCCCGACGGCAAGACGTTCTTCGGGCAACCCAAGTTCTCGACGCTGAATCTCTTCGAGAAACCTCTCGAGCCGAACGCCGTCGTTTCAGCGTTTCATGACGCACAGCCGTTCACGCGGTTCTACGGCTCGGTCGCCTCAGATCAGCCGCTCGAGATGACTCTGTCGTTCTCGAATGAAGAGACCGACGTGCACGGGGACTACGTCACGGACGAGAACATCTCGACCTTGAACTTCGACGCCGAGGCGCTCAAGCAGATGTACGAGCCGTCCAAGCAAGGGCAGACCGGGAAGTACTTTGGCACGATCTTCGGACGGTACCTGCGGGTCCAGGTGAAGAACGTTGGCACCGCGCCTACCGAATTCCTGCGCGTCTTCGTGCGCGGATCTGTGTTCTAGTTTACCTAGTAAACATGGCGAAGCATTCGATCCGGTCTCCTGTCGGCGGCAGCGTCTGGACGCATTCGGTGGGCGTCGGTCAGCGTGTTTTCGCAGGCACGACACTCATCATCGTCGAGTGCATGAAGACCGAATTCCCCGTCGAGTCACCTGTCGATGGTGAGGTCACGTGGCTTGCGGCGTGCGGTCAGACGCTCGAGGCCGACGACCTGGTGGCCATCGTCAACGCAGCGCCCTAGCCGCCAGGAGACCGAGCGGTACGCTTGCACCCAGCGCGAGCGTCTGGCCCTGCGACAACGGGTTCTTGACGTAGGGGGTCCAACCGGCACCCAGTGTCCGCTTCCCGCTGTGCAGTGAGAGCAACTTTTCGTGGCGGGATAGGCCCGACGCATCGATGCCCTGAGCCTTCAACCCCTCATCGAGCTGGTTGCCCCAACCTTCCCGCGGCCGCATCTTCATCATGATGCCATCACCCAGGTCGATCGTGTCACCGCCGAGCGTGTGAAACCCCAGGTCCGAGACGCCCAACGATTTGTCGAGGTTCATCATGTCTGAGATGTACGCCGAGTTGCCGCGTTGCCGCAGCTGGTGTTTGATGACTTCGGGGTCGCGCTGGATGTGGATCTGCGCGTCGAACAGCTCGGGGTCGAATGCACGGTTGAGCATGTAGTGCTCGGTGATCTCGCCGGCACGTGGCGGGTGCGGCATCTTCTCGATGTTGCGCCCAAGACCCACGGTCGACTTCCACCAGTTCCCCGGCTCCCAATCGAGCCCGTGATGCTTCATGCCGGTGGTCTGGGCCAACGCACGCGCGAGCGTCGTCTTCCCGGAGCCCGGAGGCGCGTCGATCCCGATGCGCATCGTCGCAGGGTCGAGCCCGTGTGCGAGCAGCGTTTGGTGGATCGAGGTGGCCGTGTTGACGGCACCGACGGGAAGCTCGCCCGACGTGTCCTGATCCTTTGTCGAGCCCTTGCCCGCGAACAGGTTCTTGATGTTCGACCGGATGCCGGGCCTGCTCGCGAGCAGCCCACCGCCGACCGCGAGCGGGATGCCGATGCCTGCAGCGACACCCAGCGGGCTCGAGACCTTGAAACGATCCGCACCCGCCTTCAGAACCTGTGTTGCCAGGTTCGATACCGGCTTGCGCAGCACTGCAGTCGCGGCGCCGCCCGGTACGGTCATCGCAGGCGTGTGTGCCGCCCGCATGTCCCGCAGGAGTTGTGTCGTCGAAGGAGCACCTGCAGGCCGCACCGACGTTCCCGCGGGTTGAACCGTCGCCTGTGGCTGCCAGCCGCCCATCGAACCGACCTGCGTCTGCGCGTGTGTCTGTTGTCGCTGCGGAGCGTGTGCCGCAGCGCTCTCGGCGGGCGGCATCCAGTCGCGCGGCTTGTCCGAGTTCTCGTGCTGCCACTGGTCGAGGTGCTGCAATGGGTTTGGGCCTTGCGGCCGTGCACCCAAACGCGCGCGGCCAACCTCTGTGCCGCTGCGAGCCTCGGTTGGTTTGCCGAACGCTTGTTCGATGCGCTGCTGTGTGGACGGTTGTCCCGGGGGCGCGTTGTGTGAAAGACCGCGCGCCTCGAGCATCTTGTTCGCATCGGCGTACGCGGTCGGCGATGCGCCGTGTTCTTCCCCCTGCCACGGCAGATCATGCGCGAGGCTGGACATCGCTCGGCTCTGTGGCGTCGGCACAAGCGCGCCTCGTTGCCGTGCGTACGATGAGAGGTCGGTGTCGAAGCGTGCCTTAGGTTGTGCGGCGGTTGCGGCGAACGTCGACGGGTCAACGTTCTCTGCGCCGTGTGTGCGCACGGCACGATTCTGCAACGCACGAGCGTACGTGGTGCCGAGGATCGCGAACTTCAGCCAGCCGAGACGATTCACGCTACCCGCCCAGTGCGCCCATCATGGGCGGTGGCAGCATAGACGGATCCCCCGGAGGTGGAGGCATTCCGATCGTGGAACCGAGTCCCGGCGGTGTTGGGGGAGACGTCGACAGGGGCGTCGTCCCGTCGAGCGCAGGCAACACATCACCAGGCGCGTGTGACATCGGAGGCATGGCAGGCTCCGGCGGCACATCCTTGCCCGATTCTACGGCACCCATGAACGCGTCGACCTGCGTCGGCGGGCCGAGTGCGAACTTCTGGAGCGCGTCGCGCCAGCCCTTTGTGTAGGCCTGCTTGATGGTCATCCTGCGAATCCTCCCGACGTGGGCGCGTATACGAGGCTGCCCTTCTCTCGGTCTTCGACGTTCCCCTTGTGGAGTCCGTAGGCTGCGGCTCCCGCAGCGCCAAGCGCACCGAGGCCGAGCGCCTTCTTCGCCGGGCCTGCGATCCGCGAGAGGAGACCGGGCGCGGCCGCCGGCATGGCGATGGCAACCTTCACGCCGAAACGCGATAGCGCTTCAGCACGGCCGCGCTCGAACGAGGTACGCAACATCGGTCATCCCACCGCGAGGAAGACGACCGTTGCGGGTCCCGTGGTCGTGATGAGGGCCGAGACCGGGAACGGTGTGCTCGGGTTGCACCACGAGAAGTGGCCGCCGGGTGCGAGCGGCCACGCATCAAGGCCGCCGTTGAACTTGATGCTTGCAGCACCCGCGAGACACACGACGATGACGCCCTTGGCACCCGCGAGCGCGAGCGTGTCCAGGTGCACGATGTCATCGGTGACGGCCGCGACGTAGGCGCGCTGGAAATCCGCGCGGTTGACGTACGGGATCGTTGCCGCGAGGGCGATGGGGGAAGGGGAGCCGCCGTCAACGAAAGCGGCGGAGACTGCGCCCGCCACAGAGTAGTTCTGCGCCATGGCCTAATTATAGCGGACTGGCGCGGGATTACGCCTCGAAGTCGACACGGGCGATTGGCCGGGTTTGGTCGCCATAGGACCCGTCTGCGGCAGCCCGGATGCCGTAGGGGCGGTAGGCCGCGTTGGCGTAGTGGCCGTAGTTCGCCGGGGTGATTTCGACCCACTGCATCGGCTTGCCTGAGTAGCCGGAGGTTCCCTTGGAGCCGTCCGATGCGATCCGGTAGAGCCGATGGTCCTTCACGACGCACAGCCCCGTGTGGTGCCACCAGTTCCAGCCGGTTGCACGCTTGGTCGACTGGCCCCACATGACGAACGTCGGAAGCGTGTCGCGGCGCTCGTACAGCTCGCGCATGTCGACCACATTCGAGATCCCCAGGCGCTTGCTGCCGGAGCCGTCCGGCGCGATGCGGAAGCTCACGTCGCCGAAGCCGCGATACGGCCCAGCTCCAGGGTTCTGGTGCACGTCCGGGCTCTTCTCGAGCAGGTCGAACAGCGACGGACAGTTCCCTGCGTGGGTGAAGTCCTGGTTGCGTCGACACAGCCACGAGATGAAGAAGTTGCACCACGACGTGCAGTGGAATGCAGGGTACGTCTTGCCGAGAACGTTCGGCCACTGCTTCACCGTCCCGCCCAGTTTGCCGGCACCGTAGGTGACGACGAACTTGTCGTTGACCCACAGGCCGCGGCCTGGACCATAGCGGACGGGCGTCTTCGTCACGGCGTCGACAAGCAGCTGGAACGCGGCCCACGTCACGTCGTTGCACGGCACGTGTTCGTTCGGAGGCTTAGCCGCCTCGCCTGCAGACTGAACCTTGTCGACAGCCATGTCGAGAGCCCCGAGCGTGTGTGGGCCGGCGATGCCGTCGTCGTCGACGTCAGGTCGATCTACCTGAAACGCGAGCACGGCCGCGGTGGTCCGCTTCCCGTAGTCGCCGTCCACCGAACCCGGGTCGTAGCCGACAGCCTTGAGCTTCAGCTGCAACGTCTCGACATCTGCACCCTTGTCACCTGGGCTAAGAATCACGGGCTCTCCTTGATTGCGGCCAGCTGGGCGTACATCACGCCGAGCAGTAGTTGATCGGTCTCCTGGTTGTCCACGAACACCCAGGTCTCCTCGCGGTAGTAGTCGGTCCAGGCCGCCTCTTCGACGACCTCCTGGTCCCAAGGCACGGAAAATTCTTCCCCGTTCTGAAAACCAAATACGGGGTAAGCGTGCCCGCCGAGCGACCGTGGCTCGTCGCTCGAAGTGCGTTTCTCGCGCGGTGTCAGCTCCCACCGTAGGTCGTGGTCTTCATCAAGACGTGCAGGGAGTCCCGCCGCGACGTAGAGCGAACCGAATGTCGCAAGCGCGCTCTGACGTTCGTAGGTGTCACGGTCGCCGACCCGCGCGTATGCGAGCACCTTGTGGCCTTTGATGCCGATGCTGCGCATGTAGTTCAGTGCGTTGATCGGCATCTGTCCTGTATCAACGCCGCCGGTGCTGTCGAGGTACGCCTTGATGACGTCTTCGTCTGTGATGTCGAGCGTGCGCCCCTTGCGGGCCGCGTTGTTCTGCATGATGCGTGTAATGCCCGCGAACGTGCAGCAACCGTAGTGATCGTTGCCGTTGATGCGCCAACGCGCGTTGCGCGGGCGCGTGTCCACGAAGAACGGCGGCGTACGTCTCGGGTCGGCGATGGTGAGCGCCTTGTGGATCGCCGCGTATGTGACCGTCTTCGGGTCATGTCGCGACGGCACAGCGCCGGTCTTGCCGACCTTCAATGTCACAGCTTACACGCCGACTTGGTGCCGTCTTCACGGACACACATCGTGGAGTACGTCGCACCACCGCCAGTGGTCTTGCGGAATTCCTCTGCGGTGTCGTGCGCGAGCTTCGCATCAGGCGCCGCGCGCGTGCCGCTCAAGAACCACTGCGTCAGCTCCATGATGAAGCATCCGCCGATGTCCTTGCCTGCCTGCGTAGCGCGGAGCTTCACATCGGGCCACGAGAGCGCACCGCCGCCCAGGACGGGCCCCTTGAACTCGTTGATGAGGGTGTCGATTTGCGGACGGTTCGCACCGAGGCAGTCGACGAAGGCGTTGACCGCAGGCCCGACGGGTCCCGGTCCGTTGGGGCACGCCGTGGTGGACGCGAGGCCGACGATGAGTGTGAGGGCGAGAATGAAACGCATGGGTGGACCTTTCACGCGGCGGGAGCAACAGGGGTTTCAGCCACCGGCGCTGCCGGGGCCGCGGGGACAACATTGTCGTTGGCCGCAGCAGGCGCCGCAGCGTTGATCTTCGCGGCCTCCTTGCCGTGATCCGCGATGCCCTGGCCCACGATGTAGGCGCTGGCAAGCGCGATGATCTGCGTCAGCATGTCAGGGTCGAGGTTGAGCCCCAGCTTGCTCGCGATCGCAACGGCGACCGTGACCAGCATGACGATGAACTTCTTCGACGCGAGTAGATCCTTGAACGCAGTCAGCATCAGAACTCTCCCTTGTTGCGCGGCACCGAAACCGAGATCTTCTCGGCCGGACGGTCACCGTGCGTGTGGACGTAGCCTGCCTTGTTTTTCAGCGAGGTGCGCGACATCACGACGATCGTCGTGCACGACTTGCCCCCGAGCTTTTCATCAGCGCTCGTGACTGGGTTTTCGCACGAAGGGCACATTGCCAGATCTTCGGCGTTCATGTGGATGTACTCGAAGCGAGTACCGCAATCACACGAATACTCGCGGAGTTTGGGCACGCGGAATGATAGGCGGCGCTTGTTAGATAAACAAGTCGGGGTTCAGCACAGTTCTGACAGTGGCGTGATGTTCGTGTCCCCCGCGTTGGGGTTTGCGGGGCTCATGGTGTCCACTGCAACACCGTCCTGTGCCACCACCGGCAGAGGCGGCACGATCGGAGACCCTGTGGTCGGATCGATGTTCGTCAGGTCCGTGCCGGCAGGGAACTGCACCATATCTGGCTGAAACACCGCAGTCTCGGCCTGCGTGACGAGCGTGTCGATCGCCTCTAGGACCCCGAGCAATGGGTTCGCAGGTGTCGCCGACCCGAAGAGCGCGTTGAAGAAAGCGATGATCTTCGACAGGTCTGCGATTCGCGGCGCCCCCGCTACGAAGCACAAGCCGCACACGTACTCTCCGTCGTCGAACGGAGGGCGCGAGGTGTCAGCCGTGTTTCCTAGACGTGTTCCTAGTTCTGCGAGCAGGAAGGCGTTGCCCCCCTTGCTGCTGGACATCTGTGTGACGTAGAGGCTTGGCATCGGTGCCGCGAGGACGGTCGACAGCCGTTTGACGTCGTCAATCAGTTCTGTCGATCGCGCCGCCAGACGGGTGGCTGCGTCTTGCGAAAGCTTGACCGCTGCGCTGACGCGTGATGCGGGATTCGCCTTCGTCTTGAGCAGGACCCGCGCCTCTTCGTTGAGGAGGTTCGCCGCATTGCCCAAGGCCGGAAAGGCTCCGATCCCCGTGGGGGACGCAACCCAGTTCGGAGAAGCGCCCGTTTGCGCAGGCGTCGGTGCTATCGCTGTCACCTTGGTCACGCCGGACAGTTTGTCGAACGCGAGCGTCGTTTTCGTCCCGTTCTCGTTGAGGACGCATTCCCAGGCCACGAAGTAGTAGATCGGGATTCCAGGCGCTGCGTTCTCGCTCGCGTCTAAGTACGCAGTGTTTTTGCCCGAGCCGATCTTGACGACCTTGGCCTTTCCGGACGTCAGACCTTCGGTCAGAGTCGCGGTGCTAAACAAGTCCAGAACGTTACGCGCACGTGTTGCCTTAGGATCGGTCGTTCTAATCACCGCGTAGCGATTGACCGTAAATTGGATGCCGGGAAAGTACAGCGGAATACCGTTACCGGGTGCATCCCAGTCGAGCCGTACGCCCACACCTGAGCTTGATGTCGACGCCCCTACGACCTTGGATGTCAGGCCCTGCGGTACGGGGATCACACGGGCAGTCAGATCGTTGTTACCTATCGGGCGGGTCAAGATGTTGAGGGTTGTTGCGGCTGACACGATTGCCGAGAAGCGCGGCGCCCCCGCAAGCAATACAGCCATAGCGACGGCATCCGTCTCGATGTACTGCGGACGGTTCGGATCCTGTGGATCGGCTGTCGCCGTTGCGAACGCTTGGTAGAACCCAGCGTTTCCGCCATTGTTTGCAACCATGGCGGTATAGGCATCCGCGGCAGCTGTGGTCGTTGGACCAAGCCGTGTCGCCAACGCCGTCTGCAGGTCCTTGATGGTGGACGGGAGAGGAGGAGGCGTCCACCCCGGAACTGTCTTGGCGATTGGGATCGTTAGTATGTGTATACGACCTGCGGTCAGGAGGTCTTTCAATGTGTCCAAGATTGCGTTGACCACCAACGTGACCGGGTCTCCCACACTAGGGAGTGACACCGACGCAAAGCCCGCTAGTGGATCTTTGACAGTACTGATTGCCGCGGTCAAAGCGTCACCCAGGGCCGAAACCGCTGCAACTAGACCGCTAGGTAGCAACCTGTTCGGGTCGATAGGGGTCCACGTACTCATTTAGATGTGTCCTTAGCGAGCATCACAACGACACGTTCACTGGCCCGCCTTCGTCGTTCCAGTTCAACACGTACGGCGCGTGTATAAAGCTCAGCCATCTTCGCAAGGATGAGGCCCAGCGCAGGTGCGCTCTCCCACTGTGGTCGGTCTGTCACGACTACTCCGTTTTAACTTTCGTTGAGAGCGTGCCAGGAAATGCAGCGATGGCGGACATTACCGCAGACCCAAAGGATGCGACTGCAGAGTTGAGCGCAGCCAGTGACGCAGGTGTTGTCGCTGGCGCGCCTGGTGGAACTGCTGCAATCGCACTGGATACTGCGGCGCCCGCCACCAACCCGGCAGCGGCCGCACTGATAGGCGCGAGGACCTTGCTTCCAAAGTCGAGACCGCGCGATACGGGTTGAACCGCGTTTTCGCCCAGCTTCACCTGGACGCCGTCTACGATGAGTACGCGCTTCGCCTTGGTCTTTGAATTGCCGTCCACGGCAGTGTCGTCGTCCCCGCCCACCTTGACGGAGCGCTTTCCTGCAATGGCTTGCGTCTCGTCACCGCTCACGCCGACGTCTCGTGCCCCGCCGACGAACTCGGTCGAGTTTCGTCCGACGGCACTAACGACATCAACACCGACAGTCCGTGTTGACGAGGCCGCGATGGTTTGCACCGTGCTTCCGCCTACGTCGTGGGTCATGTCTCCGCCGATGGCGGTAGCCTGTGCTCCCGCGATGTCGTGGCGCATCTCAGCGGTTCCTGCATTGCCCGACGAGATGTCGACTCCGCCGTCTCCGTAGATCTGTACCCGTCCGTCCGACCCCGCGTGGAGACGGAACAACAGCTTGCCTGCAGGCTCCTGGATGGTGAAATCGAGTACGTCTCCCGTCGCCCCGAGGTCCAGGCGGATGGTCCAGTTCTGTTCGTCCAGACCTGTCTGTGATGCTTGGTTGGACCCTGCACGCAGCACGAACGACGTCTTGCCTCGATCGTTCTCGATACGCATCTGGCCGAAGTCCGAGAACTGTTGGAAGCGTCGCGCGATTGTACGCAGCGTGCCGGAGGGCCCGATCGACTGCACGTGTGCGCTCGGGCTGCCCATCAACGTGACGCCGCCCTCCATGACCGCCACGTGATTTCCTTGCGTGCCCACCTGTGCCCAGTCGCCTCCGCTCATATCGGTAGGAGCGTTGGCGGGTTTGTAGCTACTCGAGCTGCCCCTGATCTGCGTCGGGTCCGCATCCCCCACGCCGTCGACGCCCGTCAGCGTCGGAGATAGGGTCGCGGATGCGGCAGGTCTTGGAAGGTCGATGCACCCGATGATCGCAGGGAACCCGAGGTCGTAGGACACGACGACGGTGGTTCCGGTCGGGGGATGGTCGAAGCCGCCTGCCGTTGCCTTGATCTGGGGAACATCTTGAAGCGCGCGCCCTGTGTGCGTGCGTACGATCGACGTGTGCGTGGCGGAGTTGTACGCCACCACGACACCGAGTTCCCAGTTGCCCTTACCGACGCGCCCAAGCCCTGCTGCGCCCAAGTTGCCAGCACCACGGCGTGCGCGTAGGGGGTCCTTCACACGCCGACCGTATCACGATCGGTGCGAAGGGTCCGTCGAGTTCATTGGAGGGATCGAGTAGTCCCCGCTACGGTGGCGAGCCTCAGGGAACTTGACCTCGGACCACTTGAACGCGACGTAGAAGTTCACCACGACGATGACGTTGAAGGCGTGTGTTGCAATCGTGAAGAATTGCCACGTCGCACCATCAAGTGCAATCAACACGAACATCAGGTTCGTGTATGCGAACAGACACAAGGCTGCACAGATCGCCAAGCTGACGGGGTTACGACGGTTACGCCAGCCCCGAAG